CCTTCGGACGCAGGAGACAGGTTGTTGACTCGCGCTATTACAACCTTATCTGGTTCTATGGATACAGCGGCTAAGAAGTTTAACCCTGAGTTACTTGCAAAGTATAATCAAGTAACTACCATGTACAAAGAAGGCATAAGCACCCTTTATAGTGGTTTCATGGCTAAAGCTCTTAAACAAGAGAGTCCTGAGTTTATAGGACAGACGCTGTTTAAGACGGGCGCGGTCACAAGCATTAAGCAAGTCAATGACGTGGTACAGATGGCAGAGAAGCTAGGAGTTAAGGGAGGAGCTGATGTAAGAGAGGGGGTAACTAAGGGGTATCTGGAGGCTTTGTTCCCTATGCGAGATGCGGGAGCTGTAGAGTTCTTTATTAAGCAACAGAACAATACAAAGTTTATGGATACTTTTAATATAATAGTCTCTCCTGAGCAGTCTAAGTTCATTAACAACTTAGCAAATGAAGTAACTATCCTTACAAGGCACACCAACTCCCAAGCAGGAGCGTCATTGGCTGTGCGTGGTAGAGAGATAGGCGCGGCTACTAATCCCTTTAACCCTAAGAACTGGCCTCTTGCGCTCTTGCCCGGCTTTGCTAAGAAGAGGCTATCACAGCCAGTAATGACCAAGAAGTTAAACCAGCTTAAAGCTATGAATGCCGCTGCCGCTAATGGCACTAGAGTATCTAAGGGGTTAATATCTGACTTCTTGAAAGACTCAGGAATAGTAGAAGGAGGAGCTGTAGCTGGCTTTATGTTCGGGGCTTTGTCAGGAGATTAGACAAAAAGAAGCCCCTAAGTAGATTGTCCTGTGAGGGGCTACTTAGAGGCTTAAGCGTCTTCTACTACGGGAACTGGTGTGTATTCACTGCCCTCAGACGTGCTAAATACCACTCCGCCTTGTCTAGGTCTTGTGTAGGCTTACCTTTGTAGGCATATCGCCATAGGTACTTTAGTGCATTACCTTTCAGGTAGCCTTTAAACTCTTCTGGGGACATTGACGCTTCTATGGCTTCTATGGCCTCCACCTTGCCTGAGTTGTAATGCGCAGGCTTATGTACCTCATCATATGCAGATACCTTATCTTCCATAAAGTCCGTAGAAGATATGTTACGCTTATGGGCAAAGTCATCCCACTCTTTAGCTGTTCCTACCATATTTCCTCCTTAGATACTCTAGGCTGATTGGCATCTCGTCAAATGAGCCGTTTTTAACATCATTTAGCATCCATACACCTCTCCAGCTGTCATTACCCTGCCCACCTAAGTAGTCCTCAGTGTGCTGGTAAAAGACACCAGCAAAGATGCCTGTCATTGCTGCTCCATCACCTTTACGGGCATAGGCTATATCCCTGTCCTGTACATGACCCATAACACAACTCATGTGTTTCTTAGTCAATAACGCCCTAGCACTGGTGACTGGTCTGCCCATAGTTCCTGAGGTAAAATAATGGCTGAAGGCAACACCTTCGATTACCACTACCTCTAGGAAGTCTACTACCTCAAAGCCCCATCCTTGAAGCCCTAAGTCACCATAGCTGATAAGTCCTTCTAGCTTACGGTCGTCATTAATAGCTCGCATAAGCCTATTCTCATGGTTACCCATAGTAAATACCATACGGGGCTTCCAGAGCTTCTCCTTGTTGCGCCTTAGGCGTTCTTGCTCTTCGCGTATAGGAGTCATAAACAAGCTCATGCCGTCCTTGCCTGCTTGTATATCCTTAGTGTACTGCCGTCCTTCAAAGGTCTTCTTGCCTTTGTCATAACTGCTAAGACTAGGCATATCCCACCAGTCACCAATGCAGACTATAACATTAGGTTTTGTAGCTACAGCGTACTGCCCCGCCCAGCTTAGATGCTGCATGGGTACATCAGTCTTAACCTGCGTGTCAGGTATTACTAATATTCTCATCACTTGCTCCATGCTTTAGGTAGAGTCTCAGCAGTGTAGTACCTAAGTCCTTGTAGTTCAGACCACTCGCCATGAGTGAGCCTGCTACCGTCTGCCCTGCGCTGAGAACCTGGCATGGGAGTCTTAGGATTCCAGAACACAAACACTAGCTCGCTGCCTTCGCTCAAGGCTGCTTTTACATCTACATACTTACGGGCTTCTGATCTGTCCCTGAATCGTCCCTTAGCTTCTATGTAGATAGTCTTGCTGCCGTCTTGCCTAATGAAGTCAGGTTCGTAGCTCCTCTCTTGTACATACGCAACCTTAGCTGTGTGACACTGACATCCCTTTAGCTGTAGGCTGTGTAAGTCATACTCAAACCAAGAGTCGTAACCTTTAGGCGGTTTTAGCTTCTTCTTCATTAGCAATCCCTTTAGGTAAAGGAGGAGTCCACATCTGCCCTTCATAACGTCTTAGCCACAACAAGAGTCCATTCTCTTGCACTCTCTCTGCTGATCCTAGCAACTCTACACACTTGCTATAAAGTTCATACTCAGTCTTACATCCCTTAAGTGCAATAGCAGCCTTCTTCTCGCCAATACCATGTACTCCTAAGATATTGTCTGATCTGTCCCCAATGATGATCTGGGAGTAGAAGAAGCGCATCCCTTCAGCTTTTGATACATGGAAGCGGTCATTCTTAACAAAGTTATAATGCCAACCAGGAACTTGGTTGAAGTCTTTGTCAATTGAGCAAATGACGCTCTTTAAGCCTCTTGTTGTGGCTTCGATGGCTATGAGATCATCAGCTTCCTCACCTGCGGACACTTGTGTTAAGTGTGTCGCTATGAGGTGCTGCCGTACAGCTTCAAGGTACTCAGGCTTTTCCTTCGCCCTAGTACCTTTGTACTCCTGCGTTACTGCTATGTCCTTCCTGTAATTGCCTTTACCTGTCAAGAAGACTTTGTAGTCTTTTATGTCAGGTGAGGCATTACGGACAATGTTAGTGATATACCTATCTGCTAACTCACAATACTCAGTAAGACTACTAGGTTCTCTACTGAATGCTGTGCGATAGCAGACTATATCACCGTCAATGAGTAACATTAGAGATCAGCGTCTGAGATTGCTGTAGGAGCATCCTTGTTATACACAATTAGATCATTAACTGTGATCTTAACTAAGCTGGGACTACGCTCAGGTGCGCCTACGGGCTTACGCTTTGGTATGTAGTAGGTCATTAAGACTGTAGCTCTACTACCATTGCCAACTGCATCAGTGATGATACTGCCGTCTGCTCTCACTGGTACAATAGGGTGTATAGACTTAGGCACTATGAAGCGTCCTTTGTCTGGTTTATCTTCCCTGAATCGTGCTACTAATCCTAAGCTCTCTAACTTAGCTACATTCTCTGGCGATAGGTTTACTAAATCAACCTGATACTTATCGCTCATGTCATTAGTGGCGTTAAAGCAAGCCCACTGGAGTTCCACATTGTCTAAACGTACTATAGTGTTTGCCATCTTTGACTCTCCTACCCATTAGGGCATTTATGTTTCAGGGGTGTAACAAGTTGATATTAAGGCTGTTCTTAATATTTGTCAACTCTATAATAACTCTGTATCACTAACGATGCTGCTATTAACACATTATGCTCTTTAAGCTCTGTATGAGGGCTGGAAGCATAACACACTAACTCCTCCCTAAGTCTCTTCATCTCTTTAGCTACAACTTTGTCTATCTGCTCTGCTGTTAGTTCTAGTTTCATCTCTGCTCCTAGTGCGTGTCTGCCCATGTTATGCCAACTTTGTAAGCACCATCTAAGGGGCATCTCATCTTAAAATGCTCCCCAGCTTCCTTAATAGATAATACTCCCATCTGTCCTACTCTCTCTGCGTCCTTCTCTGCGCACTCCAACTGCCACTCATCATGCACGTTAGCTACAAACTTAGCATCTAAGTTAGCTTGTTTTATCTTCAAGTACAGAAGCACTAAAGCCTTCTTCATTACTATTGCGCCTGCGCCCTGTAGTAATACATTCAACGAAGAATGCGCTGACCTGATTAAGAGCCGCCTACCGTCTAAGCCCTTAATGAATCCTCTCTCTGCCAGTTTATCCACTTTAGACTTCAAGGTCTTGAGTGCTGGTGTGTGTTCCATAAAAGAATTGATTAACTGTTGTCCGTCTCTAGGAGTGCCGCCTATGGTCTGTCCTATCCTGCCTGCGCCTGCGCCATAGAGGAAAGCATATATAAAGGTTTTTGCCTGCGCCCTAGTCGCTAATCCTGCGCTCTTCTGATTCCTGGTGTGTACATCTGTGCCATCATCACTGTTACCTTCTACTACCGTCTTTGTATAATCAGCGTCTTGCATATAGTGCGCGAGCATTCTTAGCTCTAGCGAACTAGCATCTATGCCTACAAGTCTCTTACCATATGCTGCGTGGAACAAGCCTCTACACTCTTTGCCTAAGTAGTTTGTGCAGCTAGGCACTTGTGCCATGTTAGGGCTTAGGTGAGTCATTCTACCTGTGACTGCGCCATTGGTAATTACCCTGCCATGTACTCTACCCGCTGATGTTGTGTACTTATTCCATTGAGCCAATAAGCCACTGCGCTTCTGTAATGTCAGAAACTCTACTAACAATGCAGCCTCTTTGCCGTCTACATTCTTCAATGCTTCTTCATCTATGCTGTAGCGTCCAGTGTCTGTCTTTCTAGTCAACTGGTGGCCTTGCCCAACCTCAAACAATCTCTCTGCTATCTGTACCCGCGAGCTTATGTTGAAGGTGTCCTCATAGGGCTTCAAGGGCTTCTTTGTAGCTACAGAGTATAACTGAACAGTTCGTGATGGGAATCTAGTAGCAAAGAATTCCTCTATCTCAGCCATCCTCTTTGTGCATTGAGTGTCCAGAGCAAAGCCCGCGATCAAGTCATAACAGAAGCCATGCCTTACCTGTTCATCTATGATGATAGCTACCTGACGCTCTAGGTCTATAGACTCTGCTGAGAACTCATTACTCGCTAATTCCCTAACCAGTCTATTGTGTAACGCTACTGTAACTACTATGTCCTGCCTACAGTAGTTAGCCATCTCTTCAGAGTAGCCTGCGTCATAGTCTGTAAATTCTCCCTTCGGCTGTCTCAGTCTCTCACCCCATGCCGCTAAAGAATGACCGCCTTCTAATGATGGTGTTAACAAACGCGATAGCACTAAAGTATCAACTAGCTTCTTAGTAGGTATAGATATACCCCATACCTTAGCAAGCACTGGCGCATCAAAGCCTATGATGTTATGCCCTACTACATTGCTGGCAGCATCAATGAGAGCCTTAACCTCATGCGGGCTAGTAGTAATATTAGGCTCTGCACCATCAATAGAGTAACCAGCACACCAGATAATGTTGTGTGCCATGTTAGTTTCTATGTCTAAGTAGAGTATTGACATTAATAGTCGCCTGGGTCTTCCATGTCCTTGTCGCGGGAATGGTCTTCTTCGCGATACTCAACCACCTTCAAGTCGTCTCTCTCGACTACAGCGAAAGAACCTCTAATGTGTTCAAAGCACTTGTCGCATAGATCAACGAACTCTAGCGACTCAGCTCCTTTCCTTGTAGCTTCGTAGTCGCTTAAGCCGCAATTGCACGCTAAACAGCGCATATTTTCTCCTTGTCGTTAAAAGGGTTTGTACCGTACTGCCCGTACACAACACCTGCTTTAGTACACCGCGCACTAAGGCCAGCTTCTAAGGGTGTAGCACAGTAGCGTATAGCATCATAATCGCCCTTCCTGTGCCTATCAAAGTTGTTCTCGGTACTGAACACCAAACCGCATAAGCTACATTGACACTTTTTAGTCTTAGCTGTCAAGTGCGCTTCAGGACGTGTAGAGTTATTAAATGTTGGGTGTGTCATCGTAGTTTCTCCAAGTCTTTTCTGCGTAGCCAGCTCTTAAACCTGCCTTCCACTTCAGCGCGAGAGTACCCATAGAACACCAGCCTACTGTCTTCGCCTTCACTGACCAGCTTCCAGAAGCCTGCCTTGATCTCAGTTACTGTCATTGTAGCCTCCTGCTTTAACGTAGCCTGAGTCAACTAAGGCATCGTGGATGTCCTGCTCCCAGTCAACAAGTGTGTGGCGAAAGAACTCAAACAATGCATTGTCAACAAACGCTATAAACAGACTTGGATCAGCGTATATCTTTGCTATAGTCTCTTTTTCCATGTAAGTATCTGTAACGCACTGCGCCCAGTCAGTGTTTGCTTTCATCCACTTGATGATTGGCTTCGGGTAGCGTTCCATCTGCGCTGATATAGCTTCTTCGTCACACGCCTCCCATGCTCTGGCGTTCTCATACGCAATCCCTGACGCTTCTTCGTCCAGGAACTTACGCGCCTGTACTCTCAAGGACTCTCTTGCTGCTTTTCTGATCTCATTCATTTCACCACCTCTTTATAGTTTAAGTATCCAATCCTTAGCCAATTGAATCCATATACAAACGCCAGTGCAACTATGCCCCACTGCTCATTAAGGTAAGCGGTCAATAACCAGAATGGTTCACCAGCAAGCCCTATGATAGCTGCCCACATTCTTACTCTCGGTTCTTGGCTTGCCATCAGCCACAAACAACTGCATCCGGTACAAGCTATCACCGTCTGTGCAATAGTGTCAATACTCATAGCGTGTCCTCCAACTCTGTCAACCTACCGCTTGCGCGATCATACACTAGATTACACGCTACACCAGTCTCACCTGTTGCGCGACTCTTTAGCACTCGCAGCTTAATAGTATTACGCTCAGTAGGGTCTTCAGCCTGCGAGTTGCGTTCGCCTGCGATAACTACATCAGACAACTGCGCTATCGCTCCTGAGCCTCTAAGTAACCCTAGATGGACAGGTGCGCCTAGTTCTAATGGTTTACCGTCAGGGCGCGTTAAATGGCTTACAATGTGTAACGAGCAGTTAGTCTGTTGCACCACTTCTGTCCTTAATCGCGTCATTAGCTCATCAATAGTTTGTCGCTCATTAGTCGTAGCATCGCCAGAGACTACTATACTAATGTGATCTAACACCAAGAGACTTGAACCCATCGCTTTAGCCATGTAGCGTAACCGACTGATTACATTGTCTATCTGACTGCTGCCCCAGTGTTCCCAGAACTGCACACGATGGCCTAAACCTAACTTAGAATAGGCATCGTCAACCTCTTCGCCTGTGTAATCAATGCCGTCCAGGTGGATTGGCTTATTCATGTGAAGCCCTGCTATGCCGCGCATTGTTCTTTCTGGTGTCTCCTCTAAGAACGCAAGCCCTACGCTCTCTTCTGTGCTTTGCAGAGTGTTAACTACAATCTCTCTTAGCATACTAGACTTGCCTATGCCTGATCCTGCGCACCAAGTCACAAGCTCTGCTGGTCTTATGCCCCGTAACATCCGATTCAAGCCTCTCCACGGATAGAACAGCTTTGGTGGCTGCACTGGTGTCTTCAACGCCTCTCTCAGAGACTCGCCCGACACTATTCCGTCTGGTGTGTACCTCTCTGCCCGCCACCATGCATTCACAAAGTCAGCGGCTTTGCCTAGCTTATAATAGTCGCAAGCGTCTTTAGCACCTGCAATGTGTTTCATAATCTTGCTTTTACCTCCGAACAACTGCGCTACTTCTTTGGCTGCCTTGTGTCCTGCTTCGTCTGCATCAAAACAGATCACTATCGTTTCAAAGCTCTCTAACCATTCATAATGTGTTTTGCAGTTTGTCAATGCTGCTGATGCGCCATTCTTGATACTAACCACTGGGTACTTACTGCCTGTTAGCTGGTAAGCCGCCATTGCGTCCTCTTCGCCTTCAGTAATAGTCACAAACTTACCACCTGCGGGGAATAACTGCTGTCCATACAAGAAGGCGTGTTTCTCATCTCCGCTCCACGGGAACATTTTGCCAGCCAAGCGCGTCTTAATAGCCACTGGCTGCGCTGGGCTTTGCTTGCTGTAGTAGCCATAGTGTGTTTTGTCTGCGCCATGCGCACACCGGTAGAGTCTGGCGGTGTCTGCTGTGATACCCCGTGAAGGATTACCTGCAAAATCACTTGTAGCTAAAGCGTGAGCAACGTCCACGAATGATGGTCTAGCCTTAACGCTTGCTGTCTCGTCTGTTGCTTGATCTCTGAAAGTCTGTTTGCATGAGAAGCAATGCACAGTGCCTGAGTCATCTAAGCTGGCTGCGTCACTGCTTCTGCACCCTAACTGGTCAGGGCATTTAATATGTGTTTTTATGAACATCTGTGGTCTCCTGTAGTATTAATAGTAGTCTGTCTAAACGCACCAGTTCATCTTCTAGCATTCTCAGGTACTGTGCGCCACCATCTACCTGCCTGAATGATTTATCACCTTCTAGCGCGCTCTGTGAGCGTACTAGCCGCGCTCTCGCGCTCAATAGAGCTTCTTTATCCATCATAAGGGTTCACCCATCTTAAAGTAAGCCTGCTCCATCTCTTTAATCTCTAGCACCAGTACCTCTAGCTCCTCCACATTCACGCCATAAGCATCTGCTGCATGGTATGGAATCATAGCCTGTCTAATGACCGCCTGCGCTGCCGAGTATAGTAACATATCGTCTTTGTCCCACCGATTAAACACCTGTTCTATCATAATATTCACCTGTTGTTATGTGTATGTTCTTATCGTTTCCCTATACCCGTAGAGTAGTAGTATACGCCTCATCTCTTGACGATGTATATGCATATCGTTACAATCAACTATAGAGTAACAAGCACTAAGCCGCTCACTACACTTATTAATACCACTTAAAGTTACTGTAGAGTCTTAAGAGTCTCCAGCGTATACAACACAAGTGTTATATTATATGGTGTATAACGCTTTAGTCTCATTAGAGTATAGCTATGCATACCACCCCTTAATCAATAGATGTGCTACGCCTCAAGGCATAAAAGAGTCTCATTTTTTCCTTGTTTGCTACCTTCTCCGCTTCTTTCTCGCTCAATCCCTTTGCCCTCCACTCAGCGTATGCTTCGCGCTGCCTAGTGTTAATCGCGTCACGGTGTGCTTCATCCAATACCCATGCTTTTAATAGGGGTTTCTCAACGCGCACTGGCGGCACGAAAGTACCTACACGCATCTGCCCGCCTTCGCTCTGCTGTGAGCCGCCCTGTACACAGTACAACTGCTGTGCATACGCACACTCTGGCAGTTGTTTAATAGCGTTGCCTGCCTTCTGCCATGCCAGCACTTCCAGAGCTAGTGCTGCGCTTAATTCCTGCTTTGCTTGTGATCTACTGTTTTGCATAATTATTGCCTCGCTCTTGCATATCCCACATTTGGGCTTTCTTGTTCCACTCGCCCACATAGACGGGCTTGCCATTAGCTGCCTGCGCTGCCTCTTCTATTGTCGCATACTTTGACCACTGCGCACCTGTAAAGTAGTGCTTCACTGCGGGCTTGTGGATGTGCTTGACCTGTATTGGTTTTATTAGTTTATCATTCATAGTAGTTCGCTCCATTGTTCAGCCATTGCAGATGCAATACCTGCATACGTTGTGCTTCTGAGTTTCCACCTATCCTTGCTTGGTGGTAGATAGTGTAAACG